AGCGGTTGGAAGGTCATGAGCGTCACGGAGAACATCGGAGTTGACGGCGCCGTGACGTTTTCGGTGACTGCCAAGGAGTTCTGATCCTTGGCCATCACGCTCGGCAAAGACTGCACCGTTTCAGTTGGCAGCAACATTGTCAGCGCTCGCAGTGTGACGTTTACGGAGTCAGCGCGGACCATTGAAATAAACGAGTTTGGGTCGCGGTACTCGTCCGTCTATTCGACGGGCTTTGACGCATCTGTGTCTGTGGAACTAAACGACTCTGCGGATGCAACCGGCTTGTTTGCGACGTTGGAAGACGGCGACGAAATCACGGTTTCCGGCGGCGCTGGCGGCTGGTCGTTTCCTGCTGTCGTCACTGGCATTTCAGAGACTTGCCCGGTAGACGGCGTGGCGACGTTCACGATTGAAGCGCGAATGACAAAAGGCGGGCTGCGATAACTAGCTAGTGGAGGCTTTGTGCGCGAGTTCAAGGACGATGAAGGCCGCCCGTGGCGGCTGGCGTTGACGGTCGCTTCGGCGCTGCGTGTTCGTGACATGGTCACGGTTGACGTGGCCGACGATGACGCAGGCGAACGGAAGCAAGTGCCGTTTGATCTGGTGGACGCCGGGTCAATTGCGCAGACGTTCCAAGTGCTTCGGAGCCAGTTCGCCAAGTTGGGGGAAATCCTTTACGCCATGCTGGTGAAGCAGATCGAGGAACGGAAGTTGTCCAAGGAAGAATTCTTGGACGGGCTGCGTGGCGATTCTCTTGAGTCGGCTTCGCGTGCCTTGGAGGCCGAGCTTGTCGATTTTTTCCCGCAGCGCCTCCGCAAGATGGTCGGGCTTCTCGGCAGCAAGATGGACGAAGTGCAAACCGAAATGCTCGGTCGGGCGGAGGCGCAGATGGCGGGCGTGACAGTGGAGACGCTGACGAACGCAGCATCTGGGATGCCGTCTGGGAAGCCGCTGGAATCATCGGAGTCCATCCAGGCAGGTGGACCCTCCGACAACTCATCGCAGCTAGAAACGGCCGCCTAGAGAACGATTGGTGGCACACCGCCAACCTGCTGGCCCAGCAAGTCAACCTGCACAAAGACAAGCACGCACCGAAAGCCGATCCCCGAAAGTTCAACCCGTTCGCAAAGAAGCCAAAGGCGCGCGAGGCATCGCCCGAAGAACTGAAACGGCTGTTCGGTAAAGACTGGCAGAAATACGTATGAGTTCTTCCAAGGTACGTGCTGGCCAGGTTTACGTTGAGATCGGGGCAGATCCACGGAAGTTCTTTGCCGCGCTTGGCAAATTGAATAAGGCTGTCGGCACAATGGGCCGCAGCCTGTCGATGTCGGGCGCTGCACTCACTGGCATCGGCGCCGGCATGGCGGCGCCAATCGTTGCGGCAGTTGCCGCCGGTGCTCGGTTTGAAGATCGCCTGCTTGCCATCAAAGCATCTACCGGGGCAACGCAGGGCGAACTGGATCGGGTCAAGTCGGCAGCAATGGGGATGTCGGAGGCGCTCGGCGTCGGGCCGACCGAGGCCGCAGCCGGAATGCTCGAACTGCTCAAGGCAGGCATGAGCCTTGACACCGTACTTGGTGGTGCTGGCAAGGCCGCACTAGAGTTCGCCAAGGTTGGCGAAATGGACGTTGGCCAGGCGGCCGTTGTGATGTCGGACGCCATGAACGTCTTTGGCATCAGTGGCGAGAAGGCTGCCAATACGCTTTCGTCTGCGGCTGACGCATCCAGCACGTCTATCGCGCAGATGTCTGAAGCGTTCTCAATGTCGTCTGCCGTGGCGGCGCTGGCGAACCAGTCGATTGACGATCTGTCGGCGGCTCTTGCCATCCTTGCCAACAACGGCGTTAAGGGCAGCGATGCCGGCACTAGCGTCAAGACGATGCTGATGCGATTGATGGCGCCAGCAGACGAAGCAATCGGCGCGTTTGCGCAACTCGGCCTGTCTGTCGATGCGTTCCGTGGCGCTGACGGCAAGATGAAGCCAATGGTCGAGATTATCCGCACGCTCAACGGGGCGCTGGCGGGAATGGACCAGGCGGCGAAGGATGACATTTTCCGCCGCATCTTCGGCGCTGACGCCATTCGTGCGGCTTCGATCTTGACGAGCGCCGGCACGGAAGGCTTCGCCAACATGCAGGCCAGTATGGCTTCGGCCCTGCCGGTTGGCGAAAAATATAAGGCGATGATGTCCGGCCTATCGGGCGCCATGGGCAACATCATGGCGTCACTGGAACGGATGTCGATTGCCATATCTGACGCTGTCGCACCCGCGCTGGCTTCCGTCATTCCGTTTGTTGAAGGGCTAGCGCGCAGCCTTGTGGACTTCGTCACCAACAATAAAGAAGCCGTGGCCCAGTTTGCCAAGCTGGCGGTGGCGACGATTGCCGTTGGCGGCGTGCTGACAGGGCTAGGGCTGTCGCTTCAGGTGGCGTCGTTCGCCATGGGCGGAATATTTAAGGCCGCAAGCCTAGTGATCGCCCCATTGAGTGCGGTTGCCAGTGCGGTTTCTTTTGTCGGCATGTCTTTCTACAAAGCGATTGCTGGCGTTGTCGCCTACTCAGTTAAATCCATTGCGTCTGCTGTCGCCAGTGGCGCAGCGTGGGTAGCTGCAAACGCTCCGCTTTTGATTTTGCTCGGTCTGCTTGGCGCTGCTGGTGCTGCAGCAATCTCTGCCGCAGGTGGATTTGCTGGTATCACGGAGGCTCTTGGCAGCGGGCTGACTACCGCAGCATCAGATGCGTCTGTGGTTTTTTCGGATCTTGCCGCCACTGCAACCACGACATTTGACGGCATATACGAAGCGATTTCCGCAGGCGATCTGGCTGGGGCAATGGACATCCTCTGGGCCGGGCTCTTGGCTGGTTGGCTGCGTGGCGTCGAAGCGCTCATGTCCTACGTTGATTCGTGGGTCACGTTTTTTCAAAACATTTTCAGTGACATTGGCGCCGGGATCTATATAGCCTGGGACAAAATCTACACGGATTCCGCAGCAATACTGAATTACATGGGTGCGTTCATCATGGGATTTTTCGACAACGTGGCGAACGCCGTAATGGTGACGTTCGACACGCTTGTTGGATCAATTCAAATTGCATGGGAGCGAATTCAAGGATTCATTACGGGCGCCAAGGACACTGAACAGCGCGTGCAGGCGATCAAGGACGAGAATGCCGCCCGCGCTGAACAGAGGCGGCAGGAACGGCCTGGCGTTGAAGGCAGGATGGCAACTGCGGCACAACAAAACAAAGAGGCCGAAAAGCAGAGGGAAGCCAGAGTCGATGCTATTGGCGAGGACTTGCAGGCCACGAAGGATCAGCGCGCTGCTGAAAACAAGCGAAGGGCAGACGAGCGGCGTGCTGCAACGCAAGCTGCGGAATCTGCCGTCACGGGAAAGTCGAAGGGCAAGCGTGAGGCACGCGCACGCAACGACCAGTTCTCGCGCCTGCTGTCGGACATTGAAGGCGCTTCGTCCATTGACCAGCTGCGTGATTTGTATGGCGAGTTTGACGCACTAAACGCAAACGGCAGGTTATCTTCCGTGCAGGCCAGCACGATTGAGGCGGCGCTAGAGGATGCACAGGAGCGGGTAACGAAAAACCTTGTGAACGCGCAGTCGTCTCAGGCTGCGGCACAAGGCGGCGCAAACGCCGGCGCACAAGATGCCGCCAGAAGCAAAGCAGAAGTGGCAGGCACGTTCTCATCAATGGCTCTTGGCGGCATGGGCTTTGGCAGCAGTCTTGCGGAACGAACGCTAAAGGCTGCGGAACGCACGGCGGCAGCTACGGAACAAATCGCAGCGGAGGGCGGCCCACGGGCCGCTGAGTAATGTCACTGACGTGGGTTGAAGACGGCGACAGCCGATCCGCAACCATTTATCGCCTTGGCAAAAAGTCCACGGCGACGATGCAGCGGTCCTACAAAGTCTTCGGCACCGACGACGACGTTGCAGTGCACGCAGATGCCAACAGCCGCATTTCGACGCTCGAACCGTATTGGCAATACCCAGGCACCAGCGTCAACCTTCGAGCAGAGAGCTATTCGCTTTCGTATCTCGGTGACAAGGCGTGGCAAGTCACCGTCAACTACGAAAAGATGGGGGCGGATGATGACACCCAGAAAGATCCGCTAAAGCGGTCGAGATCGTTTGACACTTCCGGCGGCACGCAGCACATCACCCAGTGCCAGGCGATTGGGTCGGGCGCATCGCTTGATTTTGAAAAGCGTTTTCCAGAAAACGCAAGCAACATGAGCGGCGCAATTGGGGTGGACGGCGACAGCGTTGCCGGCGTTGATATTGTCGTGCCGCAGCTGACGTGGACGGAAAACTATGACGTTCCACATGCGTACGTCACGTCTGCATACATCAAGACTGTTGCCGGCCTCACCGGCACCGTGAACAACGCTGCTTTTCGCACGTTCGCTACAGGCGAAGTCTTGTTCATGGGCTGCAGCGGATCGCATGAATGGGATGAAGAAAAAGGATTCGGACCGTGGTCGCTATCGTTCAAATTCGTGGCTTCTCCAAACGCTGGCCCAGGGCAGACGATGCCGGCCATGACGATTGGAAACATCAGCGGCATTACCAAGAACGGCCACGAATACCTCTGGGTGCGCTACGAGTCCAAGGTTGACAGCAACGCTCTGCTGCAGCATCCAAAGGCCGTCTACGTCAACAAGGTCTATCGAGAAGCCAATTTCTCCGACCTAGGCATTGGCACGACCTAATGGCAGGCGACAACTACCGAATCGAAAAGGGCCAGCGTCTGTCCT